AATTATTATTCCAATACTTCCGGAAGATTTAGGTAATTGTACAGACCCTGAAAAAGGCATCATATACAAACCTGTACCATCAGGTGCAATACTTGAAGATAGTGTACATATTACCGTTTGTGATTCTTTAGCCGTACGTATTTGCATACGAGCCTCGTAATTAGATAAATCAATTGGTAGGTTATTAGAATCTCTATATTCAATTCTAAAATCTACTGTAGTTCCTTGATCGATTATAAATGAGTATTTTCCTGCAGCCATATTACCTTTTAATATAAATATACTTATTTACCGTATTCATATTCTAGTATCTTTCCTACTAAATCTGAACGATGGTTTTCTTTTAGTTTTATCCATTTAATTTCATCTATACGTTTAGATAATTCAATAACGTATGTTAAGCCGTTAACTTGACCATCCGGAGTTTTAATATCGGTTTGTTCATTATCTCCGTTAATTACTATCTTACCCGTTTTACCTAAACGAGTTAAGATGGCTAACATTTCTCCTTTAGTTAAGTTTTGAGCTTCTTCTACAATTAATATATCATCAATAGTTTTACCTCTAATATATTGTACAGGCATTGCTTTGATTTTTTCATCTTTTATCATAGCAGCTACTTCTGTTTTGTCTTTGCAGCATTTAGTTAAATTTTCTACTAAAGCTTCCATATATGGGTCAAACTTTTGACTTAATTCACCAGGCAAGTATCCTAAACTTTTACCTACTTCGATTGCAGCTCTTGTATTATAAATACATTGAATTTGTTTCTTTTTTAAGAAATCTAAAGCAGCTTGTGCGCAAACTAAACTTTTACCACTACCTGCTCTACCTGTTACAACTACTATTTGATTGTCAACTATTAATCGTTTTGCTTCTTTTTGCTCTTCGTTTAATTGTACAGCGTTGATAGCAGCTATATCATTTTTACGTTCTCTGTTTGGTTCTTTCATAACTTAAACCTTTTATATAAATATCGTTGTACTGTATATACGGTCATAAAAATAGGGGGCCGAAACCCCCTACTTTTTGTCATTTGTCAATTACTATCTCTAATCAACTAACTTACATTAATCAATTATTAAAGAGTATTTAAACCTTGGATGTAGATTTTACCATAGAATTCAGGACGTACAACTTTTTTCTCGTAACGTGTCATTACACCTTTACGTGGAGTGAAATCAGTTGGGTCATAAACTAATGGAGTCATCATCAATGGAATATATGGAGCATAAACAGCACCTGTTTCTAGGAACTGAGCACCACGGTAACCCATTAAGATAGTGTTTTCTGTCATGTATGGATTTTTGTATACGGTAAAGCGGTTGTTAATCATACCAACTTTTTGTACACCCATCGCAAATTCCATTTTATCACCATCAGTGTCTACAGCGTAGCCAGGGATAGATTCTAAAATAGTAGCAACGGTTGGAGAACATACTAAGAAGTTCGCACCACCACGCATAGTTAATTTGTGGATTGTATTAGATACTTTTTGGATTTTAGTACCTAATGTTTGGAACCATTGGTTTTGTGTATTGTAGTATCCGCTAGACTGGATGTTGAATGAATTAGTAGCAGAATCATAAATGTTGTTATTGATTACTGACCAATAGTCAACTGTTTGAGCGTTGCTAATCAACATATCTAAGATTTCTAAATCAATCTCTTGAGAGATATATTCAGATAACATTGAAGTTAATTCAGCTTCAGCATCAATTGAGTGGTAAGCATTTAAGTCTTGCGCGAACTCAGGAGTCCAAAGAGCTTTTAATTTACGAGTCTTAGCTGTAATAGCTTCAGAACGTAATTCTAAGTTGATTTCAGGGATAACGATTTTACCATTTGCATCTAAACCGTTAGTTACGTTTCCAGCTTCGAAATCACCACGTGATGTAGCTGTAGGTTGTTTTTGGAATGCAACGGTTACTGTACCAGCTGCAGAAGCAGTTACTGAACCAGATACTAAGAATTTAACGGTACCTGTAGTTGAACTATATTTAGTAAATTCTGGGAAGAATGTTACGATATTAGTTGCTGTAGGAACGAAAGCACGTACACCGTTAGCATCGAAGCCAGATAATGAAGCTGTTTGTACAGTTAAAGTAAACATTGTACCAGCTGCTTTACCTACTAAGTATGATGCAGAGAATTCAGCGTTGAAGTTGTAATCTGATGCATTTAATGATGCAGTAGTGTATTGAGTTGATGATAATGAAGTATTAGCAGTTAAGCCTGATGAAGTTACGTCATTGATTGAGTAACCGAAACGACCTGCACCGTAAAGACCTTCTACACCAGCACCTGTACCTGCACTATTTTTGCTAGAATCGGTAACACCAAATACTGAATCTCTTTGGCTTTCACGACCTGCGTTAGTTACGAAACCTGGTTGGTTAGTACCATATTTGAAGTCTAAGTAGAATACTAGACCTGATGGTAAATTCATTGGTTGTACTGAAACGAAATCTTTAGCTGCAATTTCAGCAAAGATACGACGTACTAATGGAAGAGCAACACCTGCCCACTCTTCTGAGTTAGCTTGAGTACCAGTTGTATTAGCTTCTGTTACTAATTGTTTAGCTTGGTTTTCTAACAATACAGCCATTCCTGACTTTTCGTATTCTTTTCCTAAACCTTCTAACAAACCGGTTTTTTCCCATTTGCTAACAAGTTGACGAGCAACAGCTTGTTGTGTTTTGTGCTCGTTACTTGGTAATAATTTTGACACGTTCATTTTTGTTGTCCTTTTGTTTTAATTTTGTTAATTACTTTAAATTAGCTAATTTTTTCCAACGCGCAGCTAAATCGTTGCCTTCATTTAATACAGTCTTGCTAGGAGCGGTTGATTTTTGCGGAGCAGAAGCAGTACCTTTTGATTCTTTTACTACTGACTTAGCTTTGCGAGAATTTAACGACTCTGCAATAGTTGCATAAACTAATTTTACTTCACGCATTGTAGTTGCGCGGTCGAAGTTTTCAATCACTTTCATTTTTTGTGATTCGCTTAATTCATTATTACGGAACAATTTGTTCGAGAATAATAATTTAGCGTTTAACAAATTAACTTCGTTGATTTTACTTCTTAAGAAACGAATAACGTTGTAAGCTTCTTCTAATTCTTTTTCTTTAGTTTCTGCTTCTTCTGCTTCTTTCATTTCTTCTTTTTCTTCTTCCTCTTTCACTTCTTCACCATCTTCTTCGCGTAATGCAGCTACGATTTCATCTAAAGATAATTCTTCGAATAAATCGATATCTGTAGTACCGTTAGTGTTTGTGTCAGATGCGTCTTTTGAAGGTTTAGTGTTTTCACCTTTTCCGATGTCTGAAGAATCTAATGCTTCTGTTGGCATTTCTTTTTCAGCTTCTTCTTCGCCTTCTAATTCACGGATAATAGCTTCTAAATCTAAATCCGTACCTTCTTCTTCCATTTCTTCTTCGCCAATGTTACCATGTGCCATTGGGTCTTCTTCATCGCCTTCTTCCATTTGGTCGCCTTCATAATCAGCTTCTTCCATAGATTCAGGTTCTGGAGCTACTTCCATTCCGGTTTCTTCAGCATCTGTTGCAATTTCGTCTTCTTCTTTCATTTCTTCATCTTCCATTTCTTCAGACAATTTAGCAGCTAACATGCTTTGAATACGTGGGGTGAAAGCTTCTTCTAGAGCTAATTTTGCATTTGCCATAGCTGTTTCGCGCACTGCTTTAGCTTCTGCAATAGCTTCTTTTAATAAATCTTTCATTGATTCTCCTGTATTTAACTTGAGATTGTAAGACTATTGAGAGTCTTAAGGAGTTGTTTTTTGATATGTATGATTACATATTATGATGTAATACAATTATATATATAGTACGGTCATAAAAAAAAGCCATCTTACGATGACTTTTTCAATTTTTTTTAAGAATTTCTTTCTCTTTCGGATTGTTTTTGTTGTCTATAACGAGCTTTTCTATAATTATCTCGTTCAACAACCGACTTCTTTTTAAATTCTCTTCGTTCTTTTAATGCATCAATTACGCCGGCTTCCTTCACTTGTTTTTTAAACAATCGTAAAGCGAAATCTAAATTACCATTTACAGCAACGCCGTTGGCTGAGCCGGGAATGATGGCTAATTGATGTTTTCTTGATTTATTACTCATAACTTTTATTTTAATTGAATATATTATCTTTTTTTGTTATTTCAAAGCTTCGTTTACTTTATAGTAACGATTTAATACAGCACCCATGTCATCATATGCAGCTTCTAAACGTTGTTGCATTTCATTCATTTCCATAGCAGTCTTTTCAAACGTCTTTTGCGCTTCTTTTAATTGCTTCATATGACGTGATACTGTAACATTATCAAACCAATGTTCTGATTCTTGTAATGTTAACGATTCTGCAATGTTTACTATTTCTGAAATTTCTTCTGATAACTCTTTTAATGTAACGCCTTCACGATAAATGGCTTTACCATACTCATGAAAGTTAGCTACCGCTTCCATAAATGCACGTTTTGTTTCTGTAGTGATTTGTGGTTTAGCAGTTGGATTAAGAAACTTCTCGTTTAATATTGCTTTTGCTAATTTATTTTCAAATTTATTTTTCATATTCGTCCGTTATTTAAAATGATATAGTCGGTGTACTATCAATACCAACCATTCCAAGTTTTCTACTATACATACCTAATTTATCAGCCCACTTCTCTAAATCCATTTCTGATTGTTTTAAAGCTTTGCGCCAAGCTGCTTCGGTTGTTTCTTCTTGTAACTTTTGTAAGCGAGCTTTCATTTCTTCGAATAACTCTTCTACTCCAAGTTCTTCGTCTGTCCAAACATCAACTCCGTATGGAGTATTACGTTCGTTTAATGCTTTACGAACTTCTTCTTGTACTATTTTTTTTATTTCAGACTTCATATTAAATTCCTTGTGCAGGTCTTACTGATGGAGTTGGTTCTGTCTTTTGTGATAAGCTTTTAACTCTCGGCGTCATACGTGTTAAATATTTATCGCAATATTCTAAGCTTTTTTTTGCAGCTTCCATATATCTACTTACTTGCGCTTCCATTTGGTTGTATACATCGTATCCAGTTTCATCGCGAGCCATTTCCATATCCGAACCAATTTCCATTTGCAAGTCGTCTAAACTTTCTATCGCTTTAGATATTTGTTCTTTATAATATGTCATACTCTCAGGTAATAGATGACCTTCTGCGCCTTCTTGTTCTTTAACTACTTTTTTACCTGTTACTAATCCAGTTAATTTTATCATGCCGTTTCCTTTATGGTTTGTATTTTTTTGGTGTTTTAGTGCCGTAACCAAAACGTGATGATAACGCTTGGTCATTTACTTTTGGTCCGGTTGTACCTGGATTACCAAATAAATCTTGAGCCCCTTTTACAAAATAACCGGTAGTCTTTTTACCAATGTTATTTATAGGGCCTAATATACTTTTTAAATCTAATAATGACATATTAGAACTCCTTTATGATATCTAAAATTAATTTATCTACACGACCAAATTTGTTGTTAACGCTTTTATTTACACTTTCATTCATCTTTGAAGGATATAAGAAAGCGCCATGCGTTGATGGATTACTTACAAAGTCAAATGCAATCAATTCAAAATCTTCTTGTACTTGTAATGTACCGTCTGAATTTTCATTAACTGAACCTAAGCCTCTTGAACTAATACCTAATTTGATACCTGACTTAAACAATTCTTTCAAAATGTTTCCTGATGGAGTTGATAATATTTCTACTGTACCAACTAAATCATTACCTTGCCAATGCATTTCTAATACATTATGAGAAACGTTATTTAAGTTAACTACTGAACTATCTGGGTGGTCTAATTCACCTAATGCTCTGCGCTCGCCTATAAAGTGTTTAGCGTATTTAGCAGCTTCGCGTTCTAATAATTTGCGTTCGTATATACGATTATTTTGATTAGGTGCATTAGCTCTTTGCAATGTACCTTTTACGATTAAGCGACCGTTGTTAGTAGCTAATGACTCATTAATTGCTTGAGCCGATACTTCGAATGGTACGTAATCTACTAATAATGCTTTATTCATTTTTATCTCTTTTATTAATAAATATCTTTACTTAATCTTATATAAGCCAGAATTTATAAATGACTCGTGTTGTTGCCATCTTTGTTGTTCTAACTTATAACGCTTCTTTTGTTCTGCTAAAGGTAAATCCTTATTTTTAGGGTCTTTAGTAAACTGAAGCCATGTTCTATTTCTAGGAATGCTCATATTATTGCGATAACTCTTTTAATTTATTATTTATTCTAACTAAACGTTCAGATATCTTTCCGAAGTTTCTTGATGTGTTTTTCCAATAATCATTACTGTTAACACCCATTTCGGTTTTCAATCTAATATTACGATGTACAATCTTTTCAATCTCACCTAATAAACGATTAACTTCTGCAATACTTTTGTTTACTTTGGTTTTAGGAGTTGTAGTTGTATCATTTTTATAATCTGAATAACGCATTTCAAATAATTGATTCATCATTTGTTTGTATACAGATTCATCTTTTTTAGTTTTTACTTTTTTGTAACCACCTTGTTCCATTGTCTCGTCATCTGCTGCGCCGAATGCAAATGGAGTTTGATATCCAGGTACGCCAGCGGTAGTTGACATTTCATCCAATTCTTCTTCTTCTTCTGTCTTTAAAGCTACCGTGCCTAATTTTTTATGTAGGTAAGAATCGGCTTTATCTACATCGCCATCGTTATCGATATCTTTATCTTTTAATTTACCGAAAGCGGTTTTTGCTTCTTTATCAGAAATTTTATCAAATTCTTCTAATAAGTCTTTTAAGTTTGCCATTAGATTACCTTTTTTATTTCGCCTATCAATTCATAATAACGTAGTAAAGATAGTACGTGCGATTCTTTTATTACTTTTGCCGAACTAATTTTATCTAACATATTAGTAACTTCGTTTAATTTAATAGCCGTTACTTTGTTATCAATTCGTTTAGATAATGTTTTTAATTCTTTTTTGATTGCTGGGATACGATTCTCAATAAATACTTTTAATGCAGGAGAATCTGTAATACTATTAACATACTCACGAAGCAATGCTTTTTGGTCAGCCGTTAAAACTTTGTATTTTTGATTGAATTTATCAATCATTAACTTCGATGCTAAGATTCTTATTTCTTTATCTTCTTTTGTGATATCTTCTGTTACGACTTTTTTCTCTACTGTCGTTTTAGTATTCGTTACATGCTCTATAATAGTATCTTTACTTCTTATAATATCTGCTGGATTTTCTGATTCAGCATATTCAAATACTTTATATATAGATGCTAACTCTGTATAGTTATTTACACGTGCTTTAAAGAATTCTTCTAATTCAAAGCGATTTTTTATTTCACGTATTAACGCATATTTTTCTTTGCGTAATGTATCTTCATCTATTTTCTTACGTGCCGTTACTACAGCCGATACAAATTTATCTGCTTTATCGCCGTGAATAAATTTTTCATCTAGTAAAGTTTTATATAATTTTAATTCTGTTGAAAGTGCTGTTCCTTCCTTAAAGAATTTTTTTATTACAGTCAACGCTTTCGAGTTGGTGTTATTCATTATCTCCGAAGCTACTTTTCTAACAAGTAGTTCAAATAGAATGCCTGTATTTTTAACTTTATTATGCTTCAATGGTTTCATGAAGTTAGCTTCCATTTTTACCTTTTATATTAAATATTAGATATTGTTAATTTCATCCAATTTTGTTTCGTCTAAGAACGTACCTTTATCAATATCAACCTCTTCTTTTAATAAAGATGTTGAAATAGCTTTATTCTTTATACCGCCTAACGATGCGATAAATGTTTTGCGTTCTTTTGATTCTGTACTTAATGGACTACCACCTCTTGATTTAGTATCAACGCTTGTATCCGCTTTAAATGTAGTGGTCAATTCTTTAGCGGCTATTGGGTCACGACCGAAGTCATCTTTATGTTTACCCATCATACCAGATTCTTCTGGACGTCCTGGACCTGCTACATTTTCTTTTGTTCTTGGGTCGTACAATTTATTGGCTATATGCATAGAAGCAATATCATGAGGTGTACCAAAACTCATATTTGTCTTGGCAGGGTCATTACCTTCTGATTTAATTTGCTCTAATCTAAATGCTGTTTTAGCATCTTCGATTATTAATGTTTCTTCTTGTGCCCACTCATCAGTTGTTAAACCAAAGATATACTCATATACATGTTTTCTACTAAACAATGTACTATCTATCATGTCTTTAGCCAACGCCATTTTAGTAGTTAATAAATCTACTTTTTGTTTTTCATAGATTATACTAGGCGATGTTAATTGAATTTCAAAGTTAATTAAATCCTCATCTTTGAAACCCTGTGCATATAAATGTATAATAGCAATCTTTGTTAATTCTGCCGTAATAATACGTTGTACACGTTCAATTGTACGAGCAAAACGAATATCTTCAGCAGCTAATGTCGATTTACCTTCAACGCCTTCATCATATCCTAAGAATGCTTTAGGTATTTTTAAAGCCGCCATCATTTTATTACGTAAGTAATCAATGTCTTCAATTTGGCCTTCATTTCCTAAACCAGGTAAATTTTCTATAGTAGTACCACTATCGCTACCACGTACTGGTAAGTAGAAATCTTCTAACATGTTTTGCATGTTATATTCTAAGTTATATTCTCCTGTTGCTTGGTCAACAAACGGAACCTTTTTCATTTTACCGATAATGTTCTGTATGTGTTGGTCTACTTCGTGCGGAGGAATATTACCTACGTCAATTTTGAATATACGACGTTCTGGAGCACGCATAATGCGTTGAATTAACATCGCATCTTCCATTAACACTAATTGTTTAAATATCTTACGTGCAGCTTCTATCATACTTCTACCGTATGGTAAGAAGTTAGTATCTGATAATAAACGGAAGTGAGCTATTTCATAACTTTCAAAAGTTTGTCTTGTTGAGTTAGCATATGTTTTATGTGAACCTTCATATACAAATCGTGTTGCATATGGATTGTTAGGGTCATATCCTTCTTCACGTCTAATTTCATATGCCGACATTGGAGTTACATTTACAATACCAATTTCTTCTTCGATATCTAAATGCAAATAAAAATCTCCATATTTAGCCAAGTTACGTGTCCATGGCCATAAATTATAATCTACGTTTAAAATGTCGTAGAATAAATTATAAAGTATTTTTTTGATTTGGTCGTTATCTGATTTGATAACTAATAACTCGCCATTAGCTGATTTTACTGTACACTCATCTGCATAAATATCTAATGCTGAAGATAGAATGGCATCTAAATCCATTGCTTCGTAATCAGCATATAATTGTAATTTACTTGAGTGGAAGTTATATGCGGCGTTGTACGTATTTGTTCCGAAACTTCTATAAGTATGTACGCCAGCAAAACGGTCAACGTAACGTGTTTGATTTACGTTACCTGTTGATTGTAATCTGCTAGTGTCAACAACCTTAAGACGGTCCTTACCAAGTCTTCTTACGAACACTTGATTGGAAAATAATCGTTTTAATCTTGTCTGTAATGATGTATCTGCCATATGCCTTTATATATAATTATTAGAAAAGCCAATTCAGGTCTTCTGTTTTGCCGTTTGTTAATCGCATTTGTCTTTGTGATGTAGCTACTGGGTTAGATGTTCTTGTATTGTATACATTTTGATTCTTATTAATATGTCCTAATGCACGTTTAGTTAAATCAATACCTTGTTGTCTTAATTTAAGTGCCGTGTCTCTAATCCATAATGCAATTGCAAATGACATTACTAAGTCATCGTTATAACCATTTTGAGCTTCTGCCCTTGAACCATTCCAAATAAATACTTTGAGTTCTTCTATTAGCCTTATACTATGTACTATAGGGGTTTTTTCTCTGAAGTATGTTTCTAACTTAGAAACTAATAAAGGTCTTGTTTTCATATTAGTTGAAAACCCAGGTACCATTTGACTTTTATCTTTTAAGTCATAGTTTCTACGTAAGTGAATGTTATCATCTAAATAGCCATCTTGTTTATAACTATAATATAAGTTTGGATATCCCCTATCAATAATTACTTGTATGGCTGCCCAACCTATATTTGCATTCTCTACTACCAATAATGCATTGTTATATTCAGTTGCTACATTCATTAACATATTACCATATTCGGTAGTACCTATTTTACCTTTATATTCTGCAACTTGTTTTAATGATTCTAATTCAATAACGTGAAATGCCGAATAGTCAGCTCCATCGCCACGAGCAACGTCAGCACATAGTACATAAGACTTATTATAATTTGGATAGTCCCAAATCCATAAATCTCCACCCGGGCCTCTTTTTTCAGCTGGCGGATGATTGTCTACGTATGTTTCTCGATACCATTCTATTAATGGACCGTCGATAACTGTATGACCTGATGTAACGAAATCGCAATCACATTCTTGTGCTGCCATCTTTTCACCTAACAATGCTGTTTGTGCAGCACGCCAAGATTTATCTCGTTCGGGATGCAAATCCCATTTTAAACGTATACTATTCCATAATATACCAGATTCATCCGTTTCGATGGCTTCTGACTTAACCCATGTTTGATGGAAGAAGTTACCAGTACCGTTTGGAGTACTTAAAATAATAGCTCCACCACCTGTTGATAATGTTGATTGCGCAGATGCCCAAATTTCATCAATACCAGAAATAAATGCAGCCTCATCTATGATTAGAAGTGATAACGCTTCAGAACGACCGGCAGTACCAGCACTTGATACAGCTTTGATTTGCGAACCGTTCTTAAATGATAAACTTAGTTTGTTATCACTAACGGTATTACCTTTTAACCAACTTGGTAAATTTTCGTGCATTACTCGCACTTTAGTAACTAAGTTTTTTGCAACCTCTTGAGTTGTTGCAATTACTAATATGTTGAAATCTTTCTTAAACAACATACACCATAAAGCATATCCAGCTGTTAAAGTAGATATACCCATTTGGCGGGACTTTAATATTACGTTAAATCTATTATCTCGTAATGAATGTAATGTACGTTCTTGAAAAGGATATAAATGAAAGTATATTTTACCTTTCATTGGATGTTGAATGATACAATACTTCTTCATGAAGTGTACTGGGTCATTCGCACATTTAATGTATTCGTCCCGTATTATCTCTTTTAAAGTCTTTTTCGGAGCTCCAGACATTATTTAGATACTTTCTTTTTGCTTGCTTTTTTTGCTGTTTTCTTACGTGCAGGTTTTTTCTTAGCAGCCTTAGATGTTTCTTTTGCCGTATCCATCATATCATTAAATGTCTTTTCAACAATAGCTGGAGTGGTTTTATATTTATCTGGTTTGTTAGGGTCGGCGTCGGATACTACAGACCAATATGTTTGTTCATCGATATGTGTTGTATTAGGAGTTTCCTCCACAATAATTGTCTCTTGTCGTTGAACAAAAAATGATTTAATTGTTTTCCAAAATGACATAACTATCCTTTTTTTCTTTTAATATAAATATTTCGTAACAATTAAACAAGTCTTTTTTAAACAGCAGCTGCCTCTGCACCGACTATAGATGCTAACCGAGTTGCTAAAAAGGAACTAACTTCTCCTGATTTAACTGCAGTTAATGCACCCTCAACGCCCGTTAATCCGATATCGCCTTTTTGTGCAGTTGCTACTGTTGCTCCTCCCGAATGTAATGCTAGATATGCTACTACAACAATGTGTATTACTTCCGCAACTTGGTCTTGTGTTTTCTTATCTAATTTAGAAAAACCCGGAATAAACTTCATACCCTTTACGATATATTTTAGAATCATATGATGTTTATCATGTCCCCAATGAATCATGGCTTCACCGGCTTTTCCTTTACCGCCGGCCATCTTTTCTACTAGTTTTACAACTACTCCTATAATCTTAACTATACCTGGAATTGCTAAAGCAAGACTTGCTAAAAATGTTACGCCAAATGCTTCATTAATACGGCCTTCCTGTGCTACTTTAGCTAATGATGGATTTTGTTTTAAAGCTTGACTAACTTTTGTAGTGTCTTTTAAATCAGTTGCAACGTCGCGGCCTACTTGAGCAAACTGCGACGTTACGTTATCGTATGCATCTTCTACTGCATCTTCTACTGGGTCATTTGAATTTATATCATTACCAGTAGTTTGTGTATTTAATTCAACTTCAGTTAATCTTTTTTTTTAACTGATTCGTCTAAATCATCAGCTGGTTCAATCATCAACATGTTGCTGAATTTTTGTTGAGCTATTTGAACTAATTTATGTTGTGCAATTAATTCTTGCTTTAACATTTGTTTTTCTGCAGCCGACTTAGATTTCAAAAACTTATCTTTAAGCTTTTGTTGTTTTAATTCAGCGTCATATAACTCCTCAGCAGCTTTTTTAAATTGCTTACTTGGGCCAGATTCTTTTAGTACGTTTAAAATTTCTCTACGTACGTATTCTCTAATGATTTGTTCTTTACTTTGTGCCATCGGTGTCCTTAGGTGCAAAATTTGTTAATATTGTCTTTTTAAGATTTTCGTAATCTTCGTCAATCTTTTTTAACCACTTTTCTCTATCTACTTGTGACCAGGTTTCAATTCTACCATCTGCATTAACATATTCAACTGATTGTTTTGCTAATGCTTCTTTAATTAATCGTACTTCAGCATCGGCATCTTTAAACCAATCGCTAGCATTACGATACATCAAATTACGTGCATATTCTTCAAACTTGCCTTCATACCTTAATTTGGCTTCCATATCAATTACACAATCGAAGCACATTTTATGTATGTTCCACATTTTCTTGTCTAAGTTTGGCTTTGTCATTGCATTACCGCAACTAGGACATGTGGATGGCATTTTCATTTCTTGCAACGCTTGACGAGCAGAATCTAAATTACCATGTCTAACTCGATAACCTTGCTTTTGTTCCCAAACGTAAGTGTTACCGGTCTTCGGGTCTACTTCCTCCCAAGTTTCTCCAACTTCTCTTCGTTGGTCAACTTTACCGGGAGTAAAATTAAAACTCTTTTTTGTTTGAAACTTATGCGTACCATCCAACAGCTGTTGTACGGCTTTCACATTTTCTAACTTTGCCATAACCTTTATTTCTTTCTTAGTTGTATTGACGTAAACTTGCTTTGATACGTCCTAAGTTTTGTTGCAATGATTTTACATCCATGCCTGTTTTAGCTAATACGAATGCAATGGCTTTTGCTTTTTTCATATCATCTAAATCTTTAATAGCTTCGATAAAATCTTCTGCATAACGCATAGATGTTGTACCACCTAATGCTTGTGTAGTTAATCCACCTTTTGCTTTTAATGGCTTTGGAGTTGTAGCGGCCGAACCTGTTTCTAATTCGTCTAAGGTTTCTTTTACCATTTTACGAATTTCAGTTCTTAAAGCTTTTTCTTTATCGTTCATTGTGTTTCCTTTTATATTAAATATTATCCAAATGAAGATTCTAGTCCTTTTACTATGAATCTACCTGTTATTTTAAATGGTTTGTTGTATATCTTAGGGTCTCGTATAACTATACCCTCATGTTCCGATACCTTACCTAACGGTGAACTTAATACCTCTAACACGGCGTTTCCTAATTCCATTGTAGCAAGATAGAATATATATCCATCGATAGCTGCTTGGTAGTCTTTTGGGTCTGCAACAAAGTCAGACACATCCATGCCTTTTGATATGTTTAATAAAACTTGTTTTGATAAAGCACCTATAGTTTTACCATCTTTAGTTTTAATCATTGTATCTTTTGGATTCTTAGCTGTTGCTAGCCAATCGTTTAATGATTTAGTTTCTTTTTTACCGTTAATATTAATTGTATAACGTTTGCTTAACTCGCCTGCAAAGTCTGGTTCATTTTCTAATGTAATAGGCACTGAACCTAATACTTCATATCCATATTCATTTGCGGTTGGAGCTAATTTATTAATATAGTCTTGTAATGCTTTTTTATTATATGCAATCTCGTGAGTTGCTCTTCTTTTCGGAGTTACTTGTTCAATTTCTAATAAACCGTGTATGGCTAAGAAATTTTTATTATATGATAAAACGTTTGTAGAACCTGCAACATATTCAATATTAAATAATATGTTTGGATTGTCCCATAAACCTAATCTTTTTAATCCTGCAGTAGTATCTGGAATAGCAGCGTCGAATATATCTAATACCTTACCGCCTATTTCAATCATTCCGTGTCCAGCTCCGAATCTATCTAATAAATCTGCTTTTGTAATACCTTTAACATCTAATGGTTTATTAGAACCTCTATCCAATACAAATTGACGTTTACCTTGTACATTAACTAAACGTATAGAAGCATTTACTCCATCTATTT